ATAGGCGTAGCTAAAAGACGGGGCTGGGATGAAGTTGTACGGTTACTTGTACAAGAGAAAGATCAAGAACGCATGAAAATGTTAATTAAGAAAAGGTTAGGAAAATGAGAGAGATAGACCCAAACAAATGTATAGACTTTATCCTTGAGAACGCAGGTAAATATGCACAAGCAAAAGGTGAACTTGCACAACTTGAAGCGTATAAAAGTTCGCTCAAGGCAATTAAAATGGCTGAAACTAACGAACAAACTATCGGGGCGCAGGAGCGTGAGGCTTATCGAAGCGAAGATTATCAAAATTTATGTAAAGCGATTGGAGCAGCTACAGAAAATGCTGAAAAGCTCAAATGGGAATTAGAAGCTGCTAGGCTTAGACACGCTACATGGCAAACTTTAGAAGTATCAAACCGTAATCAAGATAGAATCTTAAAATGACACAATTAAAAATAACCGAAGAATTCCTTATTCTTAAACTACTATCTAAAATGTACGATGATGCGTTAAGGCGCAATGATTTAACCCAAATGCTCGAGATCAGCGTAGATATTGCTGAATCTGCAGAAAAGTTAGAACAGATGACCGTAGATCATATAAATGACCACTAAAAGTGAAAAAGAAAAATACAGAAAAATTGCTGAATTGGGATGCTCATTATGTCGGCATCAAGGCTTTGAGGGAACGCCAGCAGAATTGCATCACATTAGAAGAGCTGGTAGACGAAGTGATGCCCCTGTTATACCGCTCTGCCCATACCATCATCGGGGGTCAAATACCAGTATTCACGGAATGGGGCGTAGAAGATTTGAAGCAGAATATGATGTTACTGAAGAATCACTACTCGCTCAGACACTTGAGCTTATAAAATGAGTAGCTGGCTAATAATTCTTACAGGTCTAATTTATGCCTATATTTCTGCCGAGCAAGGATTTAAAGGAAATGCTGGATTGGCTTGCATGTATGCTGGATATTGCTTTGCAAATTTTGGGGCTTACTTGATTGCTACTAAATGAGCTTCACAATTTATACCCATAAAGGTATGAAAGTTATTCAATACTTTTTTAGTATAGATGAACTTATTAAATCAATGCTTAATAACCCTAAAGACGCTTACCACCGCAATTTATAGTTCTAACGGATCAAGACCTAATTCTGTAGCTACAAGTTTGCAACGATCCCTAAATGGTTTTCCATGATGTAACCACTTATCGCCTTTTTGTCGGTGAAAACTCATGTGTACCATTTCATGGCATAAAGTAGTCAATACGGTGTAGTAATGACCGCACCGTGCAGATGACACCGTAATCGTATGCTCAAAATCATCACTTGTATAAAGGTAAGTACCCATCAATTCAGGATCTTCTGTAACTACAAAATTGATTTCTTCAGGCAGCGGCATTTTCCAACGACTATACGGATAGCAACACGCTAAAGAAGCGTATAGATTGCTAAGTACGGCTGGCGTTAGTTTCATACCTTATTTATACAGCCCCGAAATTCAAACTCACCGTTTTGCTCATCGCTGACCATAATCATTTCAGGCATTAACATTCTGCCTTGGTCAAATGTAAGCATTACAAAGCCGCTACGCCAGTCTTTAGGCCCATCTTCTGCATACTCAAAGCTAGGTGACATAGGATCGGCAAGGCAACCTGTTTGAACGCCCCAATAAGTGCCTTGGTAATTGGTAATTGGCTGTAAGGCTAATATATGGGTATGGCCCGTAATAATGTTGGTGTTACCAGCCGCTAGTAAGTTAGCGTAACCAGCCATACGACCACCACGATGGCGATGTTTAACTACGGTATCTTCACCAATCCAGTAAGACCAACAGGTTTTCCATTCAGGAAAGTGATATTTAAGGCTAAATCCATCAACACCGCTATATTCAGGCACTTTATTAACTAACCACGATTCATAACGCATATCGTGATTACCTAAAGTCCATATCAATTCACACCCTGCTGGGCGGTGTTTAGCAATTTCGTCTAAATGGTAACGGCAAGCGTTCAATTCTTGTAAAACATTGGGTTTTTTATCGTAATTAATGCTAGGAAAGCGGCTTAATATCTGACCGTCAAACGCATCGCCATTACAGATAATGACCTGCGGCTTAAACTCTTTAATCATTAACAGCAACGCTTTAAATGCTGTTGTAGTGGTATCGGTAAAGTGAGCATCGCTAAATACGATCACTCGTTTAACCTTATCTACATCTATGCCCCTGCGAACATTGTGCGCTGCCAATTCTCTTTTTTTTGGTTTTTCTTTTTTAGGATCACGCAAAGAATTATGAGCTTCTAATTTAATGCCATATCTAATTTCTAAACTTGCCCGTCTATTTGATACGCTTCTTGGATTTGTGCCAGTTTCTTTTGCTACTAAAGTTGGACTACCTAATTTACGGTAAAGCGCAATAAATTCTTCATCGCTCTTTTTGGATATTAAACCCATATCAAACCCTTTATGATAAAGTTTCCCAATACTAACTTAATATCAAGAATAATCAATGACATACGCAAGAGTAGACACTAATCATAAGGAAATTGTTGCTGCATTGCGACAAGCTGGTGCTACGGTTGTATCTTTAGCCGCCATGAAGCACGGCTGCCCTGATTTATTGGTAGGTTATGAAGGTGAAACCCTGCTGATGGAAATTAAAAAGGATGCCAAAGCTAAGTTTACGCCTGACCAATTAGAGTTTATGAGTAAATGGAAAGGCGGTGCTGTAAGCCGTGTAGATAGTGTGGATGCCGCAATAAGAGCGTTAGGAATTATCCAAAAAGTGTTATAAAATAAAGCAAAAGGAGCTTTTTATGGAAAACTGTGCATTATTTGTAGCTACATTACTACATTCTGCGACCAATACGCATTTCTTTCATTGGTCAACTGACAGCTTTTCTAAGCACAGCGCACTTGCTGAATACTATGACGGGATCGTAGAGTTGACAGACACTTTTGCCGAATCCTATATGGGCAAATACGGCAAGTTCACCAGCTTTCCAAGCGTGTACCACCAGCCTAAAGATCCAGTACGCTACATGGAATCCTTGCAAAAGTTCGTAGAAGAAGCCCGTCAAGACTTGCCGCAAGACAGCGAATTACAGAACATTATTGATGAGATTGCAGACCTTATCAACACCACGACTTACAAACTTAAGTTCTTGAAATAAAAGGATATTTATGCCACTCGTCAAATCAGGTAGCGCAGAAGCAGTCGGCAAGAACATTAAAGCCGAAATGAAAGCGGGCAAGCCCAAGAAACAAGCTGTAGCCATTGCACTCAGCGTTGAGCGTGAAAACGCCAAAGGTGATCGTAAAGCCAAGCTAGAAGATGCTTACGCTAAGTACATTGAAGAAAAAGCATGAGCCTTTACGAGAATATTCATAAAAAAAGGGCTAGGATCAAGGCTGGTTCAGGCGAAAAGATGGCTACAAAGGCTTCTGAAGGCAGACCCAGCGCACAAGACTTTAAAGATGCCGCTAAGACTGCCAAGCCACAAAGCCGTAAAGACATGATTCGTGACAAGATGAAAGATATGTAATGACACCTATTACCCCTATGAGCCGCAAATATAAGAAAGAAGATGCCATGCTTAGACCTGAGCATCAATCTACATTAGAAAAGAATCAGGCTGACCGCATTGCCCGTAGAAAGCTGATTGCTAACAAACTTAAAGACTTGGATAAAGAAGTTAAGTAAGTTGCAGGAAAGCAACAAAAGCAGTAGAATTAACTTATCTTAATCAACCACTTGAGCTAGATATGAGTATTAAACAACAAACTAATAATCCAAAGGGTAGACCTAAAGGTAGCCCTAATAAGTCCACAGCAGCGGCTAGAGAAGCGATTGCACAGTTCGTTGATGGTAACGCCCACAAAATGCAAGAGTGGCTAGAACAGGTCGCTATAGGCGTTAAAAACGAAGAAAATAAATTCATTGTTTTACCTAATCCTGAAAAGGCTTTTGGTATGTTGCAGAGCGTCATGGAGTACCACCTGCCTAAGTCAGCCCGTACAGAGCATTTAGGTGACGAGGATCAGCCAGTCAAGATCATTCACGAACACAAGTTCCTAGATTGAAAGAGTTAGTAAAGCGGTACGAATACCCGTACAAGGCTAGAGATGCGTTCCTAGACTTCCACAGACGGGATCAACGCTGGGCAGTCCTAGTCTGTCACCGAAGGGCAGGTAAGACTGTAGCTACAATCTGCGACACGATACGCAGGGCAGTTATGGAAAAGAAACCTGACGGCAGGTACGCTTATATTGCACCGTTTTACGCACAGGCTAAGAATATTGCTTGGGATTATCTACTTAGGTTTGCAGAACCAGCCATAGTTAAAGCCAATCAATCTGAGTTATGGGTAGAATTAGTTAATGGGGCTAAGATCAGGCTATTTGGTGCTGATAATCCTGATGCCTTACGGGGTTTGTACCTTGATGGCGTAGTGCTTGACGAATACGCTGATATGAAACCCCGTCTTTGGGGCGAGATTGTGCGCCCATTGCTTACAGATAGACAGGGCTGGGCTACCTTTATTGGAACGCCTAAAGGCCATAACGCCTTCTACGACATATACAACGAAGCCCAAAAGAACCCTAATTGGTATGTCAAGACATTAAGGGCAGACCAGTCAGGATTACTGCCTGATGCTGAATTACTGGATGCCAAAGCCACAATGTCAGAGAATCAGTACGAACAAGAGTTTTTATGTAGCTTTGAAGCTGCCATAGTTGGGGCGTTTTATGGGCAGGAGATGCGTAGAATCACGGACTTAGAGCGCATTACTACCATAGACTATGACCCTATGTTCCCTTGCCATACGGTTTGGGATTTGGGGTACAACGATTCCACGGCAATTATTTGGTGGCAATGCGTTTACGGTGAGATACGAATACTGGATCACCATTCCAGCAATGGTCAACCAATTTCGTATTACACAGGTTTACTTGCCCAAAAAGAAGATGAGTTTGGGTACAAATATGGCACTCATTGGCTACCTCATGACGCTAGGGCAAAAACACTAGCTAGTGGTGGAAAGAGCATAATCGAACAAATATCTGCAAAAATTGACATAAAACATCTAAAAATCGTACCAAATCTGTCAATTCAAGACGGAATACAAGCAACACGACTTGCATTAACTCGCACTTGGTTTGATAATAGATGTGAAGAATTAATCGAATGTTTGCGTCAATACCAAAGAGAATGGGATGATGATAAAAAAGTATTTAGAGATCGCCCGAAGCACGATTGGACATCGCATTCTAGCGATGCAATGCGGTATCTTTCAATTGTTTGGAAAGATGAGGACAGCCCTATCTTGTCGGATTCAAGAGTTAAAGGCCTTCATGTCGGGCAAACGGATGTAACGCTTGATGAATTGTGGAAACAAACCCCCAAAGTAATTAACAGGAGAATTTAAATGACAACAGCAGCCGCAACCTACGCATTACCCTACGAGCATGTAGCAGCTTCACAAACAGGTCATGTATTAGGCACAACTGGCGCAATTGGCGATTATTTACATCGTTTAGTTATTACAGTATCTGCTACAGCTACTTCTACTGTAAGCCTGTTAGACAATACTACATCCCATGTATTAGTAGCCGCCAATACTGCAATCGGTGTTTATTCCATTGAAATAAATACTTTTTCTAAAAATGGTGCTTGGAAAGTAACTACTGGCGCAGGTGCAGAAGTTATAGCAGTAGGTAACTTTACCTAGGAATAAACATGGATCATACATACGAAGATTGGTATAACTGCATCGCTCAATACGAGCGTACATTCAAGGAATGGGAAGGCAGAGCCGATAAGATCGTCAAGCGTTACCGTGACGAACAACGCAGCCGCAACAATCCAAACGCTAAGTTCAATATCTTGTGGAGCAATGTACAAACCATTACTCCAGCGGTATTTGCAAGACTACCAAGACCTGATGTAAGCCGTAGATTCCGTGATAACGACCCAATTGGTCGTGTAGCGTCAATGATGCTAGAACGGGCATTAGAATACGAAATTGAGCATTATGGTGACTATGCCAGCGCAATGAAGCAAGCGGTTCAAGACCGTTTACTTGGTGGGCGTGGTACAGCATGGGTACGGTATGAACCACACATTACTGGCCAACAGGCTGGTATGGGTGAAGGCGCACCTGAAGATGGCTTTCAAGTAACAGAAGATACAGACGAAGCAGAAACCGAAGGCGGTATTTACCGTGAAGATCAGGAGCGCATAGAGTACGAATGTGCGCCAGTCGACTATGTTTATTGGCGTGACTTTGGTTTGACAACT